ATGCAGTACAGCAAGGACGGCGGCCACACGTGGAGCGATGAAGTTTGGGACTCGTTCGGGCAAATCGGCCAATACAACGCGCGGGCCTCGTTCCTGCGCATGGGCCGTGCTCGAGACTGGCTTTTCAGATTCCGCGTCACTGATCCGGTCAAGACCATCTTCATCGGCGCTTGGGGCGAGTTCACGCGATGAGCGCCTACGACCTCCCCAAAGGCGCACCCTTCGACGCTTCGGGCAACTGGACGCCTGCATGGGCCCAGTGGCTGACCCGCACGCACGGAGCGGTGATCACGCTTCAGCAGAGCGGCCCTACCGCCCAGCGCCCCGACAGGCTGCTGTGGGTCGGGCGCTTTTACTACGACGAGGATCTGGGCACGCCGATCTGGCTGCACGCGATCAACCCCATTGTTTGGCACGACGCCGCAGGAAACCCCGCATGAAGAACTTCCATCGCCTTGCAACCGGCGTGAATACCGGCCCGCTGTTGGCGAAGATCGCGCGCAACCCTGGGTGGTGGCACGAAGACACGTATCTGCGGACCTTCCCTCAGGGCCCGTTCGGCGAGACGGACAGCATCATCCTCCGTTTCCCGCCGCGGCCTGTGCCAAAGACGGAGGAAGAAAAGGCGGAGTACTTGCGCACCGTCGATCAGCATGAGTGCGTGGATCAACCGATCTTCGACAAGCTCCCCGAAGCGCGGGATATGGTGATGAACCTGTTCGCCTATGTCCGCGGCACACGTCTTGGCCGCGTGATGATCAATCGCATCCAGCCTGGCGGGCGCATCTACAAGCACGCCGACACGCTGGAGCATGCCAATTACTGGCACCGGCACCACATCTGCCTGCAGAGCGCGCCCGGAGTTGTTTTCTCCGCTGGCGATGAACAGGTCTTCATGGCTCCCGGCGAGGCATGGTGGTTCGACAACGGCAAGGGCGGTCCCGAAGACGACCGCCCGCAGCACGAGGTCATCAACAACAGCCCCGTGGAGCGCATTCACGTGGTCATCGACATCAGGGTCTGAGCATGATCACCTTCGCCGTCGAAGACTGGTTTGCCGTCAAGGACGAGATGTCCCACCTTTGGCCGGATCACTGGCAGGAGGTCGCCGTCAACAAGGACGCGATCCAACTCGATCCGGATTTCGACACATACGCCACCTTCGCAAACAGCGGGATGCTGCACATCGTGGTGGCTAGGAAAGAAGGCGAGATCGTCGGCTACCACTTCAGTGTGGTCCGGCCTCACTTGCACTACCGGCGAAGTTTGTCAGCGTTCACGGACATCTACTACATCGCTCCAGCACACAGAACAGGCCGCACACCGTTGCGGCTTTTTCAATTCGTGGAGCAGACATTGAAGGCTCGGGGCGTCCAGAAGATGTTCACGGGCACAAAGCTCTCGCTTGATGCGGGCCCGCTCTTTGAGCACATGGGGTGGACCGAGACAGAACGTCTCTTTGTAAAAATGATCGGAGGCTGAGATGGTTGCAGCAATTGGAGCGGTTGCCGCGGTAGGCGGGGCAGCGATCTCGGCCAGTGGCGCCAAGGGCGCGGCCAACACCGCAGCCGCGTCGTCGGAGCAGGCAACACAGGCGCAGATGCTTGCGTCGGCGCAGATGCAAACGGCACTTCAGCCGTGGGTGCAAGCGGGTGGCGCGGCGCAATCTCGCCTGAATCAATACCTTGGCCTCGGCGGCGTCGGCACCAGCGGGCGCACGTCCTCGGGCCTTTCTACCGGATTGACTCGTGACCAGGTTCGACAGCAACTCCTGAGCCAGTACACGCGGCAATCCACCGCGCCGAACGCTGGGCCGCTGTACCGCAACGGTATGGAGGCTGTCGCTGCGCTGGGCGCGCAAGGTGCGCACGACTACTTCCAGCAGCAGAACACGCAGGGCGCGAACACGGATATGTCGCCCCTTTGGTCTTCTCCAGATCGGAAGAATCCTGGCATGGATGAGCTCACCCTGTCTGGTGGCGCCCCGCAGCAGAGCGGGCCCGCGGGGGTGGTTGACGAAGAGGGCCTGAACGCCGCCATTGGGAAGTACTACGAAGAGCAGGATGCGCAGAACCGTGCGGCGGAAAGCGATCCGAACTATGGTTCTTTGCTGCGCGCTTACCGCAATGGCGAAGAATTCAGCTTCACCGGCAAGGATCTTGCGTCGGACCCCGGCTATCAATTCGGCCTGAACCAAGGCACGCAGGGCATTGAACGAGGCCAAGCCTCCCGCGGCAATTTCCTCTCGGGCGCGGCCATGAAGGAACTGAACCGCTTCAATCAGGACTATGCCGGGACGAAGTTCAACGATGCGTACAGCCGCAACCTGGGCACGTGGAACACGAACAGAAGTTCGTACAACCAAGACCGGAACACCATCTACAACTTCCTTACCGGTCAGTCCACGATGGGGCAGAACTCGGCCGCGCAGGTTGGCACGAACAATCAGCAGACGGCGAACGCCATCGGCAACAACATCATGGGGGCGGGCAATGTGCAGGCCGCTGCAAGCATCGCCGGCAGCAACGCGCTGCAGTCCGGCATCAACAGCGCGGCCAACAGCTTCAACTCCAGCAACAACCTCAGCAGCGCCGCGGGGTGGAACAACTTGCTTTCCAGCCAAGGGGGCGGGTACAGCGGCTACACCGGCTATGTCGGTGGTGGCGACTCCATCGCCAACATGAACACGCAGAAAGGATGGACCGCGTAATGGCACTCGATCCTTCGATCATCCTTCAGGCTGGCCGCGGCGTGACGCCGTTGCTCTCGCCGACAGAAATCCAAGACAAGCAGATGCAGCGCGAACTCGGGAGCATGAAGCTCTCGCAACTTCGCCAAGGCGTGCAGGACGACCAAGCCATGCGAGACATCGCCCGCAGCACCGCGCCTGGTGATCTGTCCGGCGCCTACTACAAAGCCGGTCTCGTCAAGCCGGCGCAGGAAGCGCAGAAGTTCCAGGTCGAGCAGCAAAAGGCCGCGCGCGATGCTGAGAAGGCGAAGTACGAAACCGCGCTCAAGCAATACGAGATCGTCGGACAAGTGCTCGGCACCGTCCGCGATCAGGCGTCCTACGACGCGGGGCGCCAGCAACTGCAGGCCATGGGCATCCCCACGCCCAACGCGCCGCCGCAGTACGATCCAAACGTAGTGCAGCAGTTCCAGCAGCAGGCAATGTCCGCCAAGGATCAGGTCGCGCAGAAGTGGAAGGAGATGGAATACACCACTCCGAACGCCAACTCCCTGTTGAGCGCCCAGACTTCGCGCGAGAACAACGCCGCGTCCACCGCTGTAGCCACTCGCGGGCAAGACATGGCTGATGCACGCTCGCGTGATCTCAACGCCACGAGGGTCGAAGAGAACAGGCTGAAGCGCGAAGCTCAAGGCACTGGCGTGAAGCTGACCGAAGACCAGGGCAAAGCTACTGGCTGGCTCGTGCAGGCCGAGAACGCATTCAAGAACATGCAGGCGGCGGGCTTCGACCGCAACGGCGATCCTACAAGCGCTGCAAAACCAGGGGTCGCGGATGCAATCGCTGGCGTACCTCTTGTTGGCGGCGCCGTGGGCAATTGGCTGCGCACCCCAGACCGGCAGAAGTTCGTTCAAGGCGCGTCGTCCCTCAGTGAATCGCTGCTCCGGGCCGCGACTGGTGCTGGCGTGAACAAGGATGAAGCCAAGCAGAAGATCGAAGAACTCACCCCGCAGTGGGGCGAGGACATCGAAACGACCAAGCAGAAGATGGCGGCGATCCCGCTGTACATCGAATCGCTCAAGGTCCGAGCCGGGCCCGGCGCCCCCAAGGCGCAGGAGATCAGCGCGACTCGTTCGGTAGGTGTGCCGAAATTCAAGACCGCAGGGCTCACGGTGGCGAACGCGGAAGACTACGCCAAGGTTCCCTCTGGTGCGACGTACACCACGCCTGACGGCAAGACGCGGAGGAAGCCGTAATGGCAAACCCTTGGGACAATGATCCTGTCGTCGGCGGGAAAACCTCGTCGCCCGAAGAGTTCGCCAAGGTCTACGGGCCCGTCGCCGAGCGCATCTCCAAGGCCATTGGCGTGGATAAAGGAGTCGTGCTCGGGCAACTCGGGCTGGAAACAGGATGGGGCAAGTCCATCATCCCCGGCACGCACAACCTTGGCAACATCAAAGACTTCGCTGGCGGCGGCGTTGGTGCAACCGACAACATGACCGGGAGCCGGGACAAATACCGCGCGTACGAAAGCCCCGAGGCTTTTGCCGACGACTACGCGAGCTTGATCCAGCGCAAATACCCGGGGGCGGTGAACGCTGGTGCCGACGCGGCAAAATTCACAGCAGGTCTCAAGGGCTACGCCGAAGACCCGCGCTACCCGACGAAGGTAGCCGCAGCAGCGAAGATCGCCGGGGCTAAGGCTGGCAACCCATGGGACAACGACCCTATTGTTGAAGCAGAGCAGGCCGCGGCCACGCCGGCAGCGCGCGCAACCTCCGAGCCCGGCATTGGCACGAAGATCCTCCGCGGCGTCGGCGGCGTTTTGGGCCCTGGCCAAGTCGTTGCCGACCTAGCTACGGGCGGGCGCTTCTCGCGCGACGAAGCGGCCGGCTTGGTGCGCGGCGCGGGGTCCATCGGCTCTACGCTGATTCGCCCTTTCGAGTCGTCAGAGGAAAACACGCAGCGCCGTGCTTCCATCGACTCCGCCATGGAAGCCGCTGGTGCTGACACGAAATCCTTTGCCTATGGCGGCGGCAAGCTGGCGGCCGAGGTCGCGGGCACCGCTGGCGTCGGCAATGCTCTTGGGGCGCCGCTGAAGGCAATGGGTCCGGCTGGCACACTGATGAACCGCCTTGGCACGGCTCTTGCCACTAGTGGCGCTACGACTGGCGCCCCAGTCGCTCAAGGGTTCGCGCCGGCGGCGGGCAACATGCTTCTCCGTATGTTCGGGGGCGGTGGCGCGGGGTACGCTGGCGCAGGGCTTATTGACCCGGCTTCCGCCACTACGGGGGCGGTGGTTGGCGCCGCGCTTCCGCCAGCGACGCGCGCGGTTGGCGCTGTGGCGAATGCGGCGGGTGCCCTGGTGCGCCCCTTTACTTCCGGTGGCCAGCAAAAAATCGCTGGCAATGTCCTGCGCGAATTCGCGACCGACCCCGCTGCTGCCCGGGCGGCATTGCAGCAGACCCAGCAGATCGTCCCAGGCTCCGCACCTACGGCGGCCACCGCCAGCGGCGATGCAGGGATTGCGGCCGTCACTCGCTCAATGGAAGGCGCGAGCCCTTCGTTCGCGGCAGAGATGGCGGCGCGGCAAACGGCACAAAACCAGTCGCGCACGGCATTGCTGGAAAGTGTCGCGGGCAATACGGGCAAGATCGGCATCGCCAAGGCGGCGCGGGACGCTTCGACGGGGCCAATGCGCGAGGCGGTTCTTGATGCTGCCGGACAAGTCCCATCGGCGAGCATCCTCCAGGACATCGATCGGCAACTGGCGAATCCAAACAACGCCGGCCAACTCGCACAGCAGGCGCTGACCCAGTTCCGCAATCGGATCGCCCAGTTCTCTCAAGATGGGGCCATCAACGCCCGGGCGCTGTACGCCATCCGCAAGGACATCAACGATGTTCTCGGCGGCAAGCTCCAAGGAGAGGCCGGCAATATCCGCCACGCGGCGGGGCAGTTGGCGGGCGTGAAGAACTTGATCGATGACGCAATCGACCAAGCCAGCCGTAGAGTTGCCCCGGGCCCGGTGGCTGGTGCGCCCCTCAGTGCCTCGCGCGAGGTTGTCCCGTTCGTGGCGTCTACCGAAGTTGGCGCACCGGTGGGAAGTTCGTTGGCGACCCGGCAAGGCGGGCAAGTCGGCCCTGCGCTGTCTGGTGGCGCCACCAGTGGGGCAGGAGCGGCGCGGCCAACGTGGCGCGGCTACCTACAGTCGTACGCCGACCAGAGCGTCCCAATCCGCCAGATGGAGAAACTCGATGAGATTCTGAAATCAGTGCAGACGGGCACGGTTGACTCTCAGGGGAGCGCCATTCTCTCCGCGGCCAAGCTGAACAACCTGCTGAAGAATCAAGGCTCAGACCTCGTGAAAGACCTGAGCCCGCAGCAGTTGCAGATCCTGCGGAACATCCAAGCAGACCTGAACGCAAACCAGATCGCCGCCAATGTTGGCAAGGCGGGTCGGTCGGATTCATTCCAGAACTTCGCGCAAAACCAATTGCTGGAGAGCGCGCTTGGGCGATCGATTGGCGGGTCTACGGCAGCCAGTTCGACGCTGGGACGCTTGCTGCAACTGCCTTACGGTGCTGCCAACAAGCAGATTCAAGAGCGGCTTGGCAATGCTCTTCTGAACCCGCAAGAGGCCGCCGCGATGCTGGCAGAACCAGGTGGGAACTCGCTGCTACGCGCCTTCCAGAACAGCGCTCTGCCGTACAAGGCCGTGCCGGCTATTTCCTCCCGGTGAGGCCCTTCCAGAACTCGAATACGGCGACCGCCACAAGGATGGCGATGAACTTCCATATCAAGTAGTCGGTGAATTCCACCGGCAGATTTTAGCCACTGGCCACCTTCGGGTGGCCTTTTTGTTTTCAGGAGCACGCATGCCGCAGTTTCTAGCGCCCATCATCAACGGACAGCAACTCGACGATAACGGGGACCCGCTCACGGGCGGCTTTGTCGAAGTCTACCTAGCCGGTTCCAGCACGCCAGCCTCCACGACCAGCGATCAGGCCGGCGCGGTGCCGAATTCCTGGCCAATTGTTCTGAACACGTTGGGCGTCAATGAACAGGGCGCCGTCTGGCTCACTGGTGGCGCCGCGTACAAGTTCGTCGTCAAGAACGCTTCAGGCGTGGTGCAACGCAGCGGCACGCAGCTGGACAACATCCGCGGCATCAATGACACCACGCTTTCCGTGGATCAGTGGATCGCCTACCAAGCCGCCCCCACCTACGTCAGTGCAAGTTCTTTCTCGGTCCCCGGCGACCAGACCGGCACCTTTCAGCCGAAGCGGCGAGTCAAGACCCAGAACACGGCCGGATTTGCCTACGGCACGATCATCTCCAGCGCCTACGTCGCACCGAACACGACCGTCACGCTGTCGAACACCTCGGGCGTTCTCGACGCGGGACTGTCGCAAGTCTCTTACGGGCTCATCTCGGTGCAGGACTCCAGCGTATCGGGGCTACTCCTGAATGTGCGGAGGTTCACGGCGAACACGACTTACACCCCGACTGCCGGAACGAATTCGGTCAAGGTTACCGCGGTGGGAGGCGGCGGCTCTGGCGGCGGTGCATTCGCCACCAGCGGAACCAGTTGGTCCACCGCATCAGGCGGCGCATCGGGCTCGATGGGAGTTGCTCGGTTCACCTCCGGGTTTTCAGGGGTAGCCATCGTCATCGGCGCAGGCGGTGTGTCGCCTCTGGGTGCTGCTGGAGGCCCGGGTGGAACAACCACGTTCGGCGGCACTCTCCTTATCGCTCCTGGCGGCGGCGGCGGCGGAACTGCGACTGCCACCACCACGGACAACGCAATTGCGGGTCAGGGCGACCCCGGCGCATCTCCAACGACGACTGGAACGCTGATCATCGCGAATCGAGGGCAGCCCGGTCCTTGTGGGTTGATTTTTGCCAGCTTTTCTCCGATCTCCGGGCAGGGCGCGCCGTCTCCGCTGGGGGGTGGAGGTGGGGCCAATACTGCGGCCGGGCTCGGCGGGGACGGCATGGCTCCAGGCGCAGGCGGGGGCGGCAGTGCGAACAACATTTCGACCGGCGACACAAACGGCGGCGTCGGCGGCGCCGGCATCGTGATCATCGAGGAATACACCTGATGAACCAAGACACCCAGCCCGGCGATCTGCTGAAAGCGCGCACGCTTGTGGAATGGAAGCTCCCCCTCTCATGGATCCTAGGCGTTATCGGCGTCTTCGCTGCCTTCGCAATCGGCCTCATTTTCCAAATCGGAAGCCAAGGAGAGACGCTGAGGGACATGAAGGACCAGCTGAAGGACATGAAGATCTCCATCAACGCAGGCAACAACCAGGCCATGACGTTGGCTGGCGAGATTGCCATTCTGAAATTTCGGATCGAAAACCTCGAAGCTGAGAAGCGGAGTGCAGCGAAATGACGCTTGTTGAAAACTGGAAAAAGCTCTGGCGGTCGTGGACCGTGCAACTCGCAGCTGCCGGCATCTTCGTGCCGGACATCCTGCAGATCCTTGCTGAGAACATCGACGGCGTACCGTTGATCGACGCCGGCCACAAGTCCCTGATCCGGCTGGCCTGCCTGATCGCCATCGTGCTGCTTCGCCCGGTGAAGCAAGAGAGCTTGACGAAATGAACACCTCTCAAGCCGGTATCGACGCCATCAAGGACTACGAGGGCGTGCGCCTCAAGGCCTATGACGATGGCGTGGGCGTCTGGACTATCGGCGTCGGGCACACGGCAGGCGTGAAGCGCGGTGACATGATCACCATGGACCAGGTGGACGAGTTCCTGCGTTCGGACCTGGAAGACGCCGAGAAGGCCGTGAATGCCCGCGTGGTGGCCCCGCTCTCACAGGGCCAGTTCGACGCGCTCGTGTCGTTCGTCTTCAACGTGGGTGCAGGGGCATTCATCGCCTCGACCCTGCTCAAGAAGCTGAACGCCCGCGACTATGACGGCGCCGCAGACGAGTTCCTGCGCTGGAACAAGGCTGGTGGCCGCGTGATGGCCGGACTCACGAAGCGCCGGATCTCGGAACGCATGATGTTCCTGACGGGCTCGCCATGAAGTGGTGCACCTACTGCGGCATGCAGGGCCACAGCGCCTCTGAATGTGCGAAACGTATACACGTCCGCACGACGTGTCTACTTTTCCGGGGAATTTGTACATGAACCCCTATCTCATCCTCGGCGCCGTCCTGTTCTGGGTCGCCTCAGTTGGTAGCGCCGGCTGGTTCGGCATGGGTGTAGGCGAGGATCGAATCATCGCCAAGCAGGCCAGCGACGACCAGATCCGAAAAGCCACCTTCGATGCCGCGCAACAGGGCGCCGCCGAGGCCATCGCTAAGAACAAACCCATCAACAACACCATCGTTCAGAAGGTGCAGCATGAAATCCGCACTGATCGCATCTACACTGAGTGCCGCGTTCCTGCTGCTGGGATGCAGCTTGCCAACCAAGCCATCACCGGACGGCCGGCCGAGCCCGCTGGTAGTGGCAGCCTGCCCAGCACCGACGCCCCTAAGCGATGACTCCATGGGGGCGCTGCTGTCGAAGGTCGTAGAGCAAGGCAACACGTACCGGGAATGCCGCGAGGCGGCGCTTGCCGGCCAGCCAGTTCCAAAGGCGAACTATTCGCTCTGGCCGCGCTGACCTACCGCGTCAGAATCTCTTCCGGCTGGTGCGGCTTCGTGTTGTCGAACTTCTTCGGCAGGTACGGAGCGAGTTGCTCCCGCTGGGCTTGGGTGAGGCGCGTGGTATCGGGCGGGCTGTAGCGCTGGCGCTGGCTCTCGATCAGGTCGTCTAGTTGGTCCATGGGGTCAATCTCCTAGCACTGCGGTGAGCCCGCGCAAGAAGCCTTGCATGTACTGCTCTCGTTCCCGCGCCTGCACGTCCTTATGCTGACCCGGAAGTAGCGTGCTCCTGAGCATGAGCGCAGCGACCTCATCGCGGGTGAACAAAAAGAACTGCTCGCGGCCTTTTCGCACGAACTTTTCGGCCCAGATTTCCACGATTTTCATTTCCTCCTTCACTGGGGTCTGGCGCGTCGGGATGGACGACAGCCGGAAGGGCTGAAACACGGCAACGCGCCAACGCCCGCCATCGGTGAGGCGCTGCATTGCAGATGATGGCAAATCAAGAACCGTGATGGGCTCAAGGTCTTCGGTGTAGAGAACAACTCGCATGGGTCTATCCTATCGTGGGAGGGGAGGGTTAGCCAGCCATTGCAGCGGCTGCTCGGACGGTCACGGCTTGTTCCATGGCTTGAACGCTGCGATGCTCTCAAGAGAGGGCCACGCCCCGGTGAAGGTGATTGCGCGGTCATCGATTGTGACCAGCGCCGGAGGCTTCTCGGTCACGAACCGCACGTCTTCCAGCCCGGGGCCGGCAGGAGACTCCCACCAGCAGGCGCCAGCGTGCTCCTTCAGCCAGCGCTGCATGGCCTTGAGCCCTCCAGGCTGGTTGCTGCGGCTGCTGAAGATCACCACATCGAAGCGGTGCAGGGCTCCCAGCATGAAGGCGATAGCCCCTTCCACTGGCGCGTCAGGGATCACGTCCGCGCCTTGCCAGCGGCTGTCATAGCTGTGGATAACTCCGTCGAAATCGAGGCAGAGAATGGGTTTGTGGGTCTTGGTCATCTCAATCCTCACTTCAGATATACCGACGCGCAGCCCGCGCCAGGGGGAGGCCGGTGGGCCGGTGCAATTTCTGTGCAAAAAGCGGCTCGCGAGTACCGGTTTCTGCCCGTCTGAGGCACCGTCTCCCCTCTGAAGCGCCATGTCTGCGTGCCTTGAACTGGCATTCACACTGCTGGGGTCGGAGGTTCGAAACCTCCACCGCCCACCAT